GAAGCATATACTTTACTTCCATTTGTTAAAATAAATGATCGTTCAGTACGCTTAGCAAATCCACGACCAAGCAATCCACCCGGAGGTTTCATCCAATCGGGTAATTTTTCAACCATACCACGAATAACTCTTGCGAAATCTGTTGCTTCAGCTCCATCTTTTGAAATGAGACCAATAACAACATTATCAAAAAAGATAGTTAACCACGCTGAATATGCCTGAATAACAGTTGATATTCCAATCTGCCTGCTCTTTAAAACCAATACAAATTTCGTCAACTCAATTGTATCTATTAACTCAGTTTGTTTTTGATATGGCGTAAACAACACATCTTTGCCTGGTAATTCTAGATAAACATAATGTTTACAGAAATAATCAAAGTTAGAACGACACTTTAAAAATTCTGCAACGTATATATTTGCAAGATTTTTCATTTGTGATGGTTTTTTTGCCATATACTATTCCTTTATTATTTGTTCTAAAAATCTATATACTTAATTGTTATCTCTATTTGTTCTGATTAAATTTAACTTAGCAGAAGAGGTCCAATCTCGTTTTAGTGTGAAAGTAAGCTCGCTTGATCTTAGTATATATTTATCAGTTAAGTTACTTATATCTGTAATTTTTGAGTTAAAAAATACTGCATCACCCACGTTCATTAAATTTAAAAGTCTCATACTTTGTTCAACAACAATATTCATTTCGGTAATAGCTGATACTTTCTTTGAATATCTAGCATTTATAAAAGTTTCGCTTTCATCATATCCTGTATGTTCTGAATGAACTGATATTCTGGTTTTAGCTGATAGAGCATCCTTATCATAAAAAATTTTATTATTTTTTGAAATCAAACCATATTGTTGTGAAAAAGCTTCTAGTTCTATAGGAATTATTTCTGATAGTTTATTTCTTGGTTTGACTACATGCCATATTGTTGGAGCAAGAACAGAAAATGCTGCATTCCCTTTATATGAGGTTTCAACATCCTTAACTGTATAGAAAGTTTTACCATCATTACATTTTTCAAATATATCTTCGTTATCTCCATCCAATGAAAGTTGATAAATTGTAAATGTATGTGAATTTTTCATTTTATCAGTTAAGTTTTTTAAGTGAACCACATTATCATGTAAACAAAAGAATGCCATTGCTCCATTAAAGATTCCAAATGTTCGATTTAAATATCTTACATTTTTATATATGGTGCTCGGTGGAACCAGAATTTGATCAATAACATCTGTATTTCTTCCTCGACTATCATATTTAAAATCTGCAGCTGAAGTATTTGAAACCATATCAGTTATTACATCTTCTATCTTCGACCCTTGATAAACTCTATTTATACTTTTATTCATAGTGATATATGGTTTTCTACCAACTGCTGTTATTGAGATTAAAAATCTATCAATTTGGACAGCCATTGGATCTTGAACTTGTATGGAAATAGGCATCTCAGAATCTAAATACATTAGATCATATGTAACTCGCTCTAGAGGATATTCATCAGTTGCTAACAAAATAGAAGTTAGAGTAATTGGTTTCTGCCCATAAATCTCATTCAATATGAACTCATTTGATTCCGTATATACATCAAGTATGAATGTTTGATAAGGCATATCTATTGAAGTTAATATAGTAAGTTTGTTTAGCTTCTCTGTCATATCTTCACTACCAATCATTAACTCAAATTCATATGTTCTTGTAGGCGACCAATATCTGCTTTTATCTTCTGCCATTTTATTTTTACCTATTATCCCCTTTTTATTTTTGTTCCAAAAAAATCTATGCAAAAAAAGTTAGGGGAGATTTCTCTCCCCCACCTATTGAAAAAAGAGTACTGCTATGACGACTGAAGTCTTTCTAAGACTCCATACATCCTGGTTGGAATAACTAAAACACTTTCTGCTGCATTTTCAAGCATACGTTTTATATTGATGTTTGGTTCGAAACTACTATATCTCACAATTGCGAGAAACATATGCCATGCTGAAGGTAATGGAACTGGGGAACCTTCAGGCACTTGATTCATTTCTTGGAGCATCTTTGAGATTTCTTCTCTACGCTTTTTACCAAACCTTTCAATCATATCCAATGTTCCAAGCATCTGATCTTCTGTTAGTGTTGTATTGAAGCTGCTGGTAATCATTTCAGCAATATTACCTGAAAAGACTTCCATGTATGATGAAACAGCAGATGCCATATGAACTGTTGACGATGCAACATGAATTTGTCTCATTTCTCCAAGACTAAATCCAAATATAACCCTCTCAGCATTATAGGATGTTGCAATACCAAATGAAACGGTTGCTGCTCTTGTTCCATTGTAGCTATTATTGACGATTAAAACCGGTAATATATCTCCAGCATTTGGAACAGCTTGGGCGCTTTGAATAATCATCTCATTTCTCATCCGTGTGAAATTTTCACTTATAAGTGTATTTTCTCTAAGAATGGGCATACCAACTTCTCTTATGGATGATCGTATGTTTTCATTCAGTACATCATTTCCAACAAACTTATATAGCTCTGATACGATTCCACAATACTCAAAGTTATCTTCACTCCCTGGTGCTCTTGTAAATATACCAAGAAGAGAAACCTCCATACCATCAGTTGGATGTGGGTTTGTTTCTGATGCTGACCAAAGAGCTGCTAATTTTCTATAAACAATATCGCCATATCTATCACTATAACTATACAGTCCCTTGTGTTCGACTGGGATCAACCCCATCGATCTTGCTCTCTCTCCGAATAAAATTGTTGTCATTTATTTCACCACCTTTCAAAGTTTTCTCTATTGCGTCTTTTAATTGAATTTTCATTCCTTCTTGGAACATATTCATGCAATTATTATATAAATATCTACATAATACATCCGTTAATATTTCAATGGTTTCATTTTTATCGAGATCTTTTTTTGGTTTTTCATAACGATTTTTTATAATACTAATTCTATTTTTATGGTCAATTGATAATATAATATTTGCTCGAAGTATTTTTTGGTAAATACTATTATGACCACTTGGAGTTCTACCTCCACCGCCGGCGACGGCGAATACTTTAGAATCAATTACAAGTGTCATGTTTATAACCTTTTTGCAGAAAACCTGAGATATATACTACGCCCATCAAAGTTAAAGTTTTGATCAAGTATTTCTACACCAAATCTTCCTTCAAGTTGCCAGAAATAGTTTGCTCTTAATGCAGTCCATATTGATGCATGGGGGCATGATGGTTCATTTAAAAGCTCTGTTGTCAATAAAGTATTATGAGCTTCAAATGATGAGTCTGGATCCCAGGTTTTTATTTCAAGTAAAAGAAGTTGTGCTAATGTTTCATAATTGGGAACAATAACATCAACCTCTCCACCTTTTCGTATTACCGTGGATACTAAATAAGTAAAATAACCAACCTGTGTAAATGAAACATGTTCAAGAAATCTATAAATTGTTACTCGATCAAATATGATGGAAGTTCTTTCCATATATTCAAATACATCCATATTTAAATATTGTGTTTTTGATACTCTATCTCCATCCAGTTCCCATTCTTTTATATCTGTCTCAATGATATCTGGACTAGTTTTAGAAAAATATGATGTATCAACATTTACTGTATATCTTGGAACAAGCCAATTATCAACTTTCAATGATAGAGGCTCCTGCTTTCCACCTGCGATGTTTAATATTTTCATATATCATCTCCTTACGTTTTCATATACTATGCTTTTTGTAAAAGGTTCAATGTAAAATTTAAAATACCTTTCCCTATCAATATCATCGGTATCCATTATTCTAAGGGTTGATTTTGTAATTTGTATTTCACCATAACCCTTTAGAAATATTATATATTTTCCATTTTTTGTTGGAACACCAAATAGAGAAGTATCGTCTGATTCAAATATTTTGTCTCTTATTCGTTGTAGTCGACTAAACATTGAACTTTTATTTACATCGACTAATCTACAAAGCTCTTTATAAATATTATCCATCGCTTCATATCTATACGGAATACCTTTTATTGAAACCTCAAGGTTATTGTCAAGAGCAATATATTTTCGCCTATCAATTGATGTAATAAAAATCTGAAATGTTTTCCTTCTTTCAAGAGGAATATGACCAATATTTGTATTTGGTATTGTTCGTGTAAGAATCATACCATCATATTGGCGAATAATAATTTCATCCTCTTGTATATTATTTGCGTTTATATAATCATTGATAATTGACTCAGTTGTGTTTCGTAAAAGAGATGTTATTTTAGGATTGTCTCTCATCATTTGTCCTATCTTGATGTTTCTTCCCAATTTATCTGTTGGATCTATACCCGTTAAATCAAATCCCATATTGTTCATTATGGTATAATGACAAGATTCAATATCGTAAACGTGAACATCTCTAAGAATTAATTTTAAGTTTTTGTTTATATCCATGATTAATAATGGGAATGGGAGCTATTATACTCCCATTCCCAACTCCCTTATCCTATGGTATCGATTATAACATTATCAATTTGAAGATGATGATTTATATCTTCGATCGATCCCTGGCGTTCAAGTAACCATGAGATTGCATCCTGGTTGGTTACCAAACCTTCCGCTTTAACACTTTGTTTGTATCTTAATTGCAAAGCTTCTGCATCCAATGGTTCAGCTAATTTGGCTCTAACTTCAACTGGATCTTTATGAATAATTTCTATTTCGCTATCATGTTTTTTTACTCTTGTAATTTCATATGGAATTAATTGATCATTAATATCATTACAGAATACAGAAATAAGACTATTCCGCACTCCATAACTTTTGATAAATATACCATTGTTAAAATCATAAATGATTCTGAAAGTATGATTGTTATAAGCTTGCATATCAACTGCAGGAAGATTTAGAACTGGCCATAGATGAGCATCATCGAATACAACCAGTTTTCTTTTTTCCACTCCATCTGTTATTGATATGAGAGTAGTAATTATTAATTGTTCAAATGAATCCACGTGTGTAATTGTTACAGTTGGTTTTCCAATGTTTGTAAATCGCTGGGAATTATCCTCAAACCAGTCTGCTAATGATGTAATTTTAATAACCTCTACACCCTCCTGCTCCTCCTCAGATACAACCTCTGAGGCAGCGGGGATATCCAAGTTGATTTCTGAAAATACAATGGGGTCATCTGTTGGCCCATCTTTAACCATTTGTGATAAATTTTCATTCATGTTGTTATTATCTCCTTTTCCATCTATTCTTTCCATTTTTGACCATCATTTTCTGGATCGTTTCTCCATTCGCTGGGGGTCAGAGCTGCATACGTTTCAAGAGCTGCTCCACATAGTGCCATTACTTTAATTATTTGTTCATATGCTTCAACAGGTGCCGATCCCTCATCCATTTCTTCACACTCTCTTAACCAACCTGGCAGCTCTTTATCCCATTTTCCAGAATAGGCATGTTTGGCTCTTTGCAAATACTCTTCAATGAATTGCAAAAAGCTTCCAAAATTTAATGATTTTACATCTCTATAATTTCCAAAACACATACGCTGATATTCTCGTTCACGTCTATATATTTCTATAACTTTTGATTCACTTTCTATAATATTATCTTTCATTAACCAACCTTTCTACATATTTTAAATTTTTATATAACTTATGATGGTAGTCGGATGTATACTCTAATACAATATCTCCACTCCATTTATATTTATAACAGAGGTCTCTTACAAATGAAATTAGATTTAATTTTCCCCTTGAATCATTAAATGGCAAATGGTTCCCGATACCTTTAGCTCGATTTGATAAATGAATTACACTTGTATAGCAGAGAAGATGTTCCATTATTTTAGGATCAAACCATAAATCTTCAATATGAGTTGTGTCAATGGTCATGTACATATTATGTTTGCTATATGTACAAATTGCACGAATGATCTCAAGAGGAGTCCGAAAAGTTTTTTTACTTTTCCATCCAAATGTTTCAATGCATAAATTAAACGGTCGTCCTTTTTTATTAAAAGCTTTTAAGAACTCTATAATCCCTCTATTTGGATGAACTATATACTTTGCACAACCGGTTACTGCATATATCTCATCCATCATTTTGAATGTAAGATCATGATCTGTTTTCATCGTCTCTAACGGTAAGTGTACTACCCGAACTTGCACGTTTTGTTCCTCTAATGTTTTAAGGATATAATCTCGATTATCCTTATATAAATTATATTTATATAATGCTAATTGAATACTGTTTGGAATTTGATCTAGATTGTATCTATTATCTGGACCAAATCCATATGAACTTGAAACATGTATCATAAAAATCTCCGTCCATCAAACCCTCCAAACTCTCCTTTCCAATTAATAGCAATTGCTTCAGATGTATGAATTGATTCTTCATGACTGCATTTAACTATCCAATCAACAACACCATCTATATTATTAATTGCATTTGATATTGCCCTGATTGCATCTTCAACAAACATTGGGTTTTTACCTGCAACTCTAGCAATTTCTTGTTCATCAATTCTTTTGATAATTGGATATGGAAGGGTTGGAATAACATTTTCGACTGCTTCAATAATATCTTCTAACCAAATATATTTATTATCATATGTATTTGTTTCCACCATTATATTTGCAAATGATCTTTGGTTATGTGGAAACCCTTTTGTATCTAAAACACTGCACAACTCTGCGGAGCATGGACAATATGATGCGTACTGAATTGTAACTCCTTGAAGGAATCTAAAATATTGCTCTTTTCTTGTTACCTTACCAACCTCCGTTATGGTTGCATGATATATCTGACCTTCAAATTTACATTTATAATATATTGGAAATGAGTTATCTGTTTTAATAGATTTCCGAATGATTGGCATTCTAAATTCAAATTTCATATATGCCTCATCGGTACCAATATTTACTAATATCTCTTTTAATATTTGTTCAATGAGTTTGCTTTTCAATGGAAGATCAAGATATGGTTTTAGAGTTAATAATAATCTTGACATTGAAATGCCTTTTGTATCTTTATCCAAACTTGTTTTGATTGAAACATTTGCAGTCATTTCATGAAATCCACCATATTTAGATTCAAGTTTAAAAGGCACCTCAACATTTTCAACACCAACTTGCATAATAGGTATATGAATGTTTGGTTCTGAGCATTGTATATCTGGTAAACATTCTTTATTTGTCATTAATACATCTCCTTCTTTATAGTTGGATATATTTTAGAATCGAAATATAATTCTACATAATCTGTCCAGCAATCCCATTCTTCCATAGATATGAGTTCATCAGATCTTGGTTGTAGATCGTGATCATGATCATCTGAGCAATGAAACACCAATCCTGTTTTTTGACCATCAAAAGCGGTGTTTATATCTTCTTTTATAAGAGCATTATCTTCAACTGTGTATGTGATGCTGGGAAACTCAAATGTTACAAGTATCTCAGCACCACATACCCTACAAAACATTTTTTTCATAACCATAAGTCCTTTATATCAAAATATACAGGTTCAAATTGTTTTATTGGTTCAACTTTTTTCTTCGGCTTGGGTTTGTAGTTTGCAATTGGTTTATCATCAGAAAGATAATAGGTATACGTCGAAGAAGTTGAGGTTGAATTATGATACCAACTCACTTTTGATCAACTCCAATTACTGTAAGATATGAATTTAAAAGTTTAACTGATTCAGGAACTGGATCTACCTCCTTTGATTCATCAACTCTAGCGTCTACAAAGCTTCTGATATATTTATTTTTAAGATCAATACAGTCAGATTTTGTTGTGAGAAATTCAAATAGATTTGCTGGAGCATCATGCCCAATAATACACGCTGTTTCCATTTCCCCACATCTTTGACCACCTTTATTTTTTCTACCACCCAATGGCTGCAAGGTTCGTTTTGCATATGTGCCAATACCTCTGGCAGCTAATTTCTCTTCTGCAATATGAACCATTCTTAGAAAGTAAATATATCCAACAGCAATTTCATTATGTAAATAAGTTTTTGATAGTGGTTCATAAATCTTTTGCTTAAATAATGTCCCTGTATAAGCAAGAGCTTTTCTAATATCATCCAATTTACATGATTCAAATGGTGGTTGAATTAAAGTGAGATCGTTGATAAATGCTTCATCAATAACTTTTGGTAATTGCTCTTGAAACTGTCCAACATACCATTTGTCAACTGATTGATCTATAATATTAATAAACCCAACTATATATTTTTTAAGGGCAGGTTGTTTAACTCCGTCATTTAGTTGTTTCAACATATTTTTTCTTAAGTCGTAAAGTGCCATTGATAAATGAAGCTCATATAATTGACCAATGTTCATTCGTGATATAATACCAAGTGGGTTAATACAGATGTCTAAATGACGACCATCTTCTAATTGTGGCATTTTTTCATGAGGAACTATTCTTGAAATAACCCCTTTGTTTCCATGCCTGTTTGCTACTTTATCACCAACCTTGATTCGTCTAAAATGAACACCATACATTTGTATATGAATACCATTAATTTTTTCTTTCTTTTGTTTATATTTACCCATGAATGAAAATAAATCAAGATTGTTTTCTTTTATAAAAATCTTTGCTGCATCTTTTGATAGTCTATCTTGTAGGATTTTCTTGAAGTCATTTTCTTTTTCCTGTTGTTTAGTTAACCTTTCATCAATCCAGTCTCTAAACTGAGGAATATCTTCATTCCATGTGTTTGCATAAAGATTTACTTCTGGTATTATATAATTTTTTTCAGCTTCTAACTTCAATGATTCACCAAAAACTGAATAGAAATCATCGCTAGTTAAGCTTTTTAATATTGCATATGGACTTCCTGCATTAACTGTTTCAAATTCATTCGGTAAAGGTTTGTATATATTTTTTTCAAGAGATAATAAAACCTTATGCGGAGGTAATGAAAAAGATAAATCTTTAAAATGTACAGATGTTAATACATCTTGTTCCGCAAGACGATCTGAGATTACAATCCCATCCTCATAGTTATTACCATAATAAACCATAACTCCAGTTAGTAAATTTTTACCAAATGTAATATGACCATCTTTACAATAATTACTTTCTGCTAAGATCTCCCCTGCTTTAAACTTATCGCCAGGTCTAACATGTATATTCATAAAATCCATATGCTCGACATATATTTTTCGATAAGAAATGTTAAACACATCAGGAGACCCGTCGTCATATACAACAATTAAATATTTAGCATCTATATACACAACTTCACCATCTTTTTTAGCTCTTTTGATAAACTGTGTGTAATCTGTATAAAGATGTTCACAACCAGATTTAATCATTGGATTATCAAAGTCTTTTAATAATATTGCTTGTCTCATTTGTGAAGATGCCATTTGTAATCTTGTTTGATCATCATGTTCTAAAAATGGTACCATCGATACAGGTATAGATACTGGTTCCTTTTCAAGAAACTCATCTTTGAATTTTAAATTATCATCTACCTTTACATTTGGTATTAGATTTTGAAGTACTCCACAGTTATCCCGGTCAGGAGTATCAACAGGGCAAATCCTTCCAAACATACTTGGGCAGATATCTCTTAAATGTTTTGGAATATTTTCTCTTTTAAATCCACCAGGACCTAAAAGACTAATTCTTGATAACTTTGTTAATTCCTCAATTGGATTAATTGAGAAATCAAATTGAACAATATCCGAAACATTACACTCTGATAAAACTTGAGTTGAGTTGATGTTGAATTTGGGTTGTCTTGCTGTTCGATTTGAAAAACATAAATCGAATATAATTTTTGATAACTTTGCAAAAACCATATATTCAAAACACCTAATACGTTTATTTGTAAATAATGTATCATCAATGCTGCCTACTTGTAATGCAAGCAACAGCTCTTCAATAATAGATCCTGTATGAAGAAATTTCCTTGTTAATGGGTCAACTTTAGGAATTAGATCTAAAGCATATAATATATCTTCTCCTTTAGATTTAGCATTATATTTTGAATACGACCTTCCGATTTCTAAAATAAAATCGTCTTGTGTATATCCTTTTGACTCAGTAGAGTATAATGCCAAATCCTGGATTAATAATTCCATCTGATTTGATTTATCATTGATTTTAAAAGTTTCTAAACTGAATCTATCAACTAATGTTTCCATACCAAAATATGCCATCATTAATAATGACAATGGAACCTTCTTCCCAAGAAAACTTACACTTATATGAGGTGCTTCTCGTTCTTGTGAAATCATCAGCGTTGCTACATTACTTCTTAGTTTAATTGTTTCTCCTCTTGTTACCAAAGGAATATCAAACAATTGAAATAACGGAATCTTCTTTCGACCATTAATCATAATGTAATTACCATCTATTAATTTGGGAATGATTAAAGTCAAATCAATATTTGCTGTCCCTTTTTGTAATTTAATTATAAGAGACTGCTTGATTGTTTTTGATAATTCTCCAGAAGAAAATCTTGAATCCTTTAAATCTAATTCAGTAATTATAAACCCTAAATCTACTACGGGTTGGAGTATTTCTCTCGTTAAAGGTAATATTTGCTCGTAATCTTTTTTTCTTATAGTGAAGATACTGTTATCCTCATCTTGAATTTTAAAAGTTGGATTAATTATATTCAAATGCTAGTCCTCCGTTTCGTCATAGGTTTTTAATGCCTTATGTAGTTTATCATCTTCAACATAATATGGATCACTATTCATCTTTAGGGCATTCATGATAAGTTGGGTTAGTCTTAAGTCTGGATATTTATTCCAAAGTTTTTCAACTAACCCAAGTATTCTGGGTATTCTCTGTATGTCTCTCATGTGATTTTCTCTCCTTTAAGGATTTTATCCATGACTCCAGAATATCTTCCTTCGTACATTATTCCTTTTAATATGCTTCGTTTTGGGTTTGAAAACGCCATAGCGAGAATCCAGCTTTCCTGATTTGGTACACTCTGGATACTGAAATAACTTGGTTTGATTTTTTCTCTTTCATCCATTAACCGCCATTTCCTTGAATGTTTCCACATTAATTGTGCAACCACACATTCAAAGTGAACATGATATATATTCTTATCATAAATGGCGAATAAATCATTAACTATATCTGTATATGTTTTTCCTTTAAACTTATGTAATAACTCTGAAACTGCAGCAAGATCTCCAATGATATCCCTTTGTATCATATCACCCTCACCTTCCTGACCCTTAATGACAGCTGATCCAGAAGTATGGAATGTTCTTAATACTAATTGAGTCCCTCTTTCACCAAGAGTTTGTGCTGCAATAATTCCAACAAATCGGGTATTTAGTTTTTTATATAAATCCCCATAACAAGTCTTGCATAATTTTGGAGATTTACAAAGGATTGGGCTTCTTATATAAATGATCTTATTTACGAATGTTTCATAATTATCTTTGGTTATCAAATCCAATTGACCATCATCTTTTCGATAATATCTATTGACTAACATTTTTGCTTTTCGTAAAGTTTTTACATTAACCTCAAGAAAATCTGTTGTCCCACAATCATCCAACTTATCATCTAACTGTAAGTTAGCACAAGTGAAGATTAATTTTCTTGATAAGTATCCACTTGTGCCGGTATTTAATGCAACATCTAGCAATCCTTTTCGTGCACCATATGTTGAATAGAAAAATTCTTCTTCAGTCAATCCTTCAATCAAACTATGTTTAATTGGATGTGGTAATATTTCCCCATCAAAATTTGAAATGAATCCACGAGTAAGAATTATTTGTTTTGCTTGATCCCAGCTACCTCTTGCACCTGACTCGATCATATATGCATAAGGAAATGTATCTTTCAAGACATCTGTTACATTATCTTTATTTACTTCAATTAATTGTTTTCTCATATCTTTACTTCTATAAAGATGGTCTCTAAATTCTGCCACTCCCTCGAAATCAAAATCATCAAGACACATTGTAGAACCCATTAGAGTAGCATATTTAAAACCGATTCTTTTAATATTATCTAAAACTTGAACTGTTATTTTTTCTGGATATTTTTCTTTAATATCATTTAATATTCTCATTAAAACATCATTATTTACAACTTCTTTTATCATAGGATAATCTTCTGGTAAACAGTCGTTAAATATTTTAAATCCTTCTTCTCTATCTTTATACCGTTCAGATGTAATAAAATAAATTCCCAGAACAATATCTTGACTTGGAGTTGTTGTTAAATCTTCGTTTGCTGGACTATATAGATTTTTAGTTATAAACATTTTATCTATAATTTCTTGTTTAGCTTCTTCGCTGACAGGAATATAAACTGCCATTTGATCTCCATCAAAATCAGCATTGAATGGAGGGCAAGCTAAAGGATGTATTTTTATAACCTTATCCAAAGTAATTTTTATTTTAAAACCTAACATGCTGAGTCTATGTAGCGATGGTTGTCTGTTTAATATACAAACTTCATTCTCAGATATTTCTTCACATATTGTATATAAAACAGGAGAATTTAATTCAATACATCTATCTACATAATCAATTGCTTTGTTCAACAATTTGAATTTACCAAGTTCAATGATTCTTTTTGCAATGGGTAGCTTGAATATTTCAAGAATCATCACATATGGCAGAACACATTCATCTAACTTCAATGTTGGGTCTGGTGTAATAACAGCTCGACCAGAAAAATCAATTCTTTTACCAAGAATGTTTCCTCTTATCAAACCTTCTTTCTTTGCCATTTTTTCTAATATTCGATGATATAACTCATTAACATCTTTCTGTAACTGTTTGAAGTATGTATAATAGAGATTTTTATCTTTGATAATATCAATCATCGTTTCTTTCATAATATCTTTCTTTGTGAGGATTTGGACATAATAACGATTTATTTTATCCATTAGTTGTTTTCCGCCTGATACTGCAGATGATGGTCTTAGATCGGGGGGAAGCACAATAATATGTTTTATTAATAAATTACCAATATTATTGTAAACCGTTTTCCATTCTTCACGCCCTCGTTCACTAGCATCTTTTGCTAAGTCATGAACCAATTTATAAATGGCATCTGTCTTTTCAATTCTTGGAACATTTTCTGGAATATTATCAATTTCCGTTCCAATAACATGCTCATCTCCATCCATAAATAGAAAACTTTTTTCATTCTTCATTAATTGATCGATAGCATCTTTTAATGACTTTCCTCCAAGTTCGCATATTAGATCATAGAACAATGGATTTACAACAGGGATTGGAAGTGTGATTTTTGCAAAACGAGTCCGTCTTACATCGCTATTAACAATATCAACTCCACATAAATCACATCTCCCTCCGGATTTTGATACTCCAAAATATGTCCCGCATTGACATGTATAATTTTTCAACGGTCCAAATATTTGCTCGGAGAATAATCCTTGCTGGTGAAACTTCTTTTTTCCAAATACTTTTAGAGATGTTACTTCCTCTAGTTCTTCACAGAAATGTGAATAGTTTAACAATTTTGGCATATGTTTTTCTCCTCGCTGTTTTTAATCTTGATTTAATTTAACAAACATTGATTTGATCTTTTTATATTTTATATTGGATGGTGGAACTTTATAATAGCAATTATCATAATAGTATGTTTGAAGTGTTTGTACAAAATTTTCATAGAATGTTTTATTAAACAATTGTTTTTTCTTTTCTTCTGGTAAACAATATATATTATTGATTACATTTGGGTGGTGGCCGAAAACAATAATTCTAACCACTTTATCATTTTCTGTAATTATTACAAATCCATTGATAATCCATATTGGATCGATATGTGTTATGTCATAGACATTTTTCTTCTCGATTATTTGACGCGGTGTTATTTGTGCTTCATATACATAGCATTTTTGAACAATATCTAAGTCACTATAAAGAGGACCTATAACTGTTCTGCTTTCAATAAAGTCCATGCTACGCTGCCCCTGTCTCTTCAAGTAATTCGATGTATTTTTTACCATGATGTTCCCTCATAATTATTACAAAGTTTGAGACGCCTGGTTGTTTTTTAACTAAATTTGTCAACATCTGCATAACATCTGTTGATGTATTTAAACTGTTTTGTGGAGCTAATGCCATTAAATCTTCATCGATTACTGGCATTGAAGCAAAAAGCTTTTCTAATTCTTGAAGCTTATAATCTCCCACAACGATTTTTACATCTTGTGTTTTGTTGAGATTTAAAATTGGATGAACAAAACTTTCTACAGCTTGTAATCGTTCTGCTCCATTCATTTCATATATCATATCAATTTTATTTTCTATACTTTCATTAATTGATTTGGTCATAACTGACGATATTATATCTAAATCGATTCTTTGAATTAGATTATTTTTAATCATTTTATCTAAGTGGCCGCTTGCTATGGAGTGTGCTGCATAGAACGCTGCCTTGTTAATTTCGTTCTTTGTTAATGCAATACTATATGAACCTGAGTAAGTACATGGGTTCTTGACATGTTTTCGACAATCAATTACTAAAGTCTTATCCGATATATAAAATCTAACATTAATTTCTCTTATACGATCACAAACTTCATCTCTACAGTCAATGACTAAATCGCTTTTTGGCAATTCAGTTGTACCTTCTATGTACTTAGTGTTTATTTTTATGACATTAATATCATCTCCCACATTGTTTTTTATCATATCAGCTAAAGCATCGACTTTATACTCCCCAATATGTTGAGGATCATATATAGATCTAAAGACATTTCTACTTTCAACTGTGTCGTGGTCAACAATAACTAGCTTCTTTACTGTTTCAAATTCTGAAATATGCTTACATAAAAATCCCCCGAGAGTCCCTAACCCGATTACCGTTACTTTCCTATACACAAATGGTTCTCCTTTCTTATATAAATTTAGGGGACTCAAATTAATGAGTCCCCTTTTATTAAAACCTTATATTACCCTTTCTTTCCTGCGGGTTTCAGGAACTCCAGAGTATCACCTGCTTTAAGAACGGTATCGGCAGATACTTCTTTACCATTTACCAGTCCGGTGGAAAGTTTATCCACGTTCAATACCTCACGCAGGAAGTCGCCCACTTCTTTAACAGAGCGTCCAGCAACTGGAAAGCTGCCCGAAGATGCTCCACAAGAAACCTGAATGGTTGTGGTGGTCTTTTGACCGAAAGCTCCGGATGGTTTGGTAAGGGTGCTTTGGCCAGCAAACGAAATACCTTGCAGTGCTTCTGGTGCCGCTTTGGCGATGGTTCCGCCCGCTTTACCATAGGTTGCCATGATTGCTCGAATGACGTCATCCTTGGGTTTCTTGGTCAAACCCGGCAGATTAAGCTCATTGACGCACATTGCTTTCAGTTCTTTTGAAGTTTTGGCTTCCAGTTGATCACGTGTAAAAGTTGTTCCCATTGTTATTCTCCTTTTTTCTTGTTGCAAATTTTTGTGGTTAACGTGTGATTGCAATAATCACTTCACAATTCGGATTTTGGCATCTGAAGTCATTTGCCGAATATCAAAATACACTTCAGATCTGTCGTACTGTTCCTTTACAACTGCGTTGTAAAATAGCCAGCACATGAATGTAGCTACACCCAGATTTGTGAAATATAACTGGGGTTCTGATACTGATAGTTCCTCACATGACATTTCGTCAGGTAATTTATCTTCGGGATTTGCAATTTCCGGATGGTATGTGCATAAGTCAGGTGTTAAATCTTTCCCTCCTTTTCTGACATAAAGTTGTGCATTTCCATCTGTCAATTCATTCCCTCCAGAAACGATGGTAACATCTTTTAAGTTTTTACAATAATTGTTTATGACCATTCTGGATTTATGATTATCTACACATATAAATACAATCGCGCCCTCTTTAATTACATCAGCAATATTTGCTTCATTGATATAGGCGTCATATACATCGAAAACGATGTTATCAAACTTCATAGATAGTTCATCAGCTTTAATATCAGCTTTGTTTCCCATACGATTGAACTCTTGTCTCTCATAGTTTTTAGCTTCGTAATGATCACCATCAACTAAGAGAATATCAGCGTTCATATCACCTGAGAAATTTATAAATCTACACAACCTTTCAGAAAGGATTGATCCAACTCCGCCCAATCCAACAATGACGATATTAAGTTTGTTCATGAGCTACCAATCTTTCCTTTCCCAAAACATGATGCAAGCATTTGTTTCCATGTCGGTACTGTTTTGGTTTTTTCTCGTGGCAATGGAATTTCCGATTTTGATGGATCCGGAATCATTTCCAAAACCTGATCCTCTTCTGCTGCAGCTTCTAATAGTGTTTGTCCATAACTATCTGCTGGAAGTGGTGCTTTACAAAACGGACAATGTGTATCACAAGAACATTTCACAAATTGACTTCCACATTGGTTACACCCTTCCATATAGGTGTCTTCATTTGAAGCATCTTTAATAGCTTGTATATTTGCTTCATAAGCTTCTTCGCTTATAAACGATCCTGCATCAGCTAACATTTGGTGAGCTGTTGCTTCTTCTCTATCATATATATTCTGATCATATGCATTCTTATCAATAATCTCCGGATTTTCTGGCAATAGTGTTTCACACTGTGGACACTTTTCATCCGTTTTAAGTAATAGAAATGTTGTTCCACATTGATCACATACATGAAATCCAATCTGATCTGGTTGATCATCAATATCTATATCTGCAGCTCTATTTATATCAGCCACATCCTCATCATCAACACCTTCAATGATCAGTTCAACCAGATGTTTATCGGTCTTACAATTGGTGCAGATAATTTCTTCTGAATCCCCACCAATCACGAGTTTACATTTTGAACACTGATATACTTTATCCTCTTCTTCCTCAGCAATAAGCTCATCTAGATTCTCAAGCATCAATGCTTTATGAACACAAGTGAGACATGGAAGTTTATCATCTTTAACATCATGAGGAGGAAATGTAACCACACCTGAATTATATGGAATAAGTGGAGATGTTCCAACTTGAGGTTTTATCCCAACTTTATGATATTTTTCATTCCATGCATGAGGATCATAATTTGGCCCCCATCCCGGAGATCCCCATCGCCCACCTCTACGACTACCACCAACATAACCACCCACACCATACACATTATATGTATATGAGTATGAACCTTTTTCAACATTGTTCATCCAAGCAGGATTGAATTGCCGTTTACTGGGTGTTACCGTTGATACATATCTCTTATCAAATTTGCGGTATGAATATGCATTTTTACTGCTTGCCTTTGTGTCGATTTGCAGTTTACCATCAATCCATTTATATACCTTGGTTGTATATTTGGTTTCTGTTTCATCGATATCCCTGGTCAATTTAATACCAGAAATGTAATCTACTGGCTCAACCATAAAGCGATGACCATTAGCCACAATTGATGCTGAAATACTAATATCATCATCTCTCATATGACCAAAAGTTATATGAAGCCCATCAAATGTTTTTTCATCTCCATCATCAACTCCCGAATGAAACGCTGACATTCCTGCATGACTGTGAATATCACCAATCATTGTCCACCCTTCAATCGTAATACCTCGATTATAATCTAATGAAGCAGCTGTTACTTTTTGATGGGGCGGCACAAATTTAAATTTTTTCGTTGCTTCATTATAAAACAGAAGGACGATAGCTTCGCCATAATGTTCTTTATAAACTGCTTTGAAAAATTCAATAACTTTTGCAACTGACACCGCCGGCAGTTTCGGGATGTTCATTCGAGCCATTGTACTCACGCTTTCTAATATTGATATATTTTTAACTGGAGCAATACTATCCATAATACCCATTGTTTTTTTCAGGAAGATTCCCTCCTTTGAAACAATATAAAATATATCATCTGTGGGCATTTCCTCAGTTCCATCGTTTACAAATACCTTAAACATGAACATCACCTCTTTCGTTTATAAATGTAAAATCACATTTGCTTTCATGGTTCTCTATTACCGAACCATGAAAATCAAAATATCCCTTGACAGTTCCCAACTCAGTTTGTTTTTTCGGTCCTATCCTTGGATTAGGAATACAATCAAATATAGCATCCTTCATAAAGTATTTATCAAGACAATATGAATCCGGATGTCCTGTATAATATTCTAATGCTAATGCTCTAAGAGCTCTTGTTGTTGATGGGCCGAAAATCAAATATCCTTGGTTGTTTTTATAGTCACGTTGCCCATTAATAACATCCCCAGCTTGTAGTTTGATTTTTGATACATCAAGCGGGACATGCGGCATTGTTGACCATTTCTTTGATTTCATTTTTACACAAGTGAAATCTTTTATAATAGTTGAATGCCAAAGTGTGCATCCATTTGAACAGAGTGCTAGTGGTTCATGTGGACCATCGACAATAAATGCTACAATAATATTGACATCCTTCATTGGAAAATTAGCAATACCACCTTGTTTAGCCATAATTTTAGTTCCGACATGAAGATTTTCAAATTTATTTGTAACTCTCCTGATTCTGCCAGTATAAATAGTTCCACATTTTCGCACATATAATTCCTGAGAAAGATTTCCTTCTCGATCCGAAAGGATAAAATAAATGTCACCATTATCTGTATCATTTTTAAATCCTTGAAGTTCTTTGATATTAAGAACATTGATCGGATTTGACCAATCTGCTACAACAACTTTATCACCAATGGTGAATGTTGTATCAAAATCTGGACCAGGAATAGAAAAAGTTCTTCCATCTTTTATAAGATTTGTTATTTGTATTTTTGTTGGGGTTTTCAAAGAGTATAC